TATCGTTATAAACTGCCATTGGTTATCTCCTTTTCAAAATTTTTATTCTAAATGCGGCCGCATTTATTCAAAAGCCAAACATAGAACGCATAGCAGAAAACTGCTGTTCCATATTTTTTGCTTGCTGCTGGATAGAATTTAACTGCTGTTGGCTTAACTGGCCGGAAGCAACAATCTGTTCTATCATTTCATTCGGGTTTTTCCCTTGCATTTGGTTCATAAATCGTTGGAACTGCTGCATCATGTTGCCTTGCTGGTTTCCGTTAAGTTTGCTGTACAGCGGGTTTGGCATTTGTTGCCTCCTTTACTGTCTTTTGCGGTCTTGATTGCATTTGGTTTTTCAATTCATTAAATGCGGTCGCAAGAGCATCAAATTCTGATCGTGTGACAAAATTTTCTCTTTTGGGGTTTGCTTCCGATTTTGCTTCCCGTTTGTGGTAGTCATAAACTTCCATCGGATAAGGCATATTGTTTACATCACGGCATTTTACATAAAATGTCTGTGTATCCCGATCCATTAAAATGACTTTACTTCCGGGTGCAACCATATAGCCATTCGCTTCACCCTCGCCAGATACCCATACAACCTCACAAGATTGTGTTGTTTGCTGCGTAGGCATTTGCTGTTGTGGTGGTTGAAATACGCCTTGACGCAACTGGGCAAGCTGGTCTGGCATAGGCTGCCCATAAAACTGTGGGTATGGGTTATAATACGGCACGTTCATTGCTGCCCTCCCAATAAGCTTTTGGGACTTCATCACCGCAGTCCCATGTATCTATCCAATCTCCATTTTTTACGCAAACAATATGCGTTGACATTTCAAGGAGAAACGTTCCCTTGCAGTTGTCATCCGCGAACTGTTTAACTGTGCATTGCCTTTGGGGTATACTTGGAATTCTGTTCCTTTTCCACCCCTTTCCAATCAGATATGTTTTCCACACTCGGTTGGCGCATGGCATGTCACAAAGCCATAATCCTTGTTCACATAAACCTGTGTAAATTTCTTTCCAGGACATATTTAATGCCGCCGCCATCGCTCTGACAGCGCAATCTTCTGTGTTCCTGCCTGCTGGGTTGAGATTGAAATTTTTATAGGCCATTTTTGTTTCCTCTAGCTTAATTATAAAAAAAATAGACGTAAAAACGTGCGACACGAACGCGACAGTTTTACGCCAAGTTTATACAAAATGTTTTTCAAAAGTCTATTTACAATGCTACTTTAGAGTAGTATAATATAAGCAAGATAAGAAATAAACACACAATTATAACAAGAGGAAAACAAAATGACTAACACCATTATTAACAACATCAACGCAGATATCATCAGCAAGGCAAACGAAGCGAACAAGGCCGAAACCGAGCGCATCGTTAAAACCTATCAGCAAATGTGGGGTAACGGAGATAGCTTTATATCGAATGACATGGCTTTTCTTTTTGGCGGTGCACAGCGCAGCGGATTGAATGATGACGAAGAGATGGCAGCAGCTGTCAAGGCCGCAGAAACCGACCTGATTTATAAAGTTATCATCAAGACTTGGTTCAAGGATATGAGCCGCGCAGATGCTGTTGCTATCTGCAACAAGCTTTTTGGTAGCAGAGATAGCATTCAGATTTTTTCTGCAACACTAACCGCAAACGATGTTGCACGGAATTGGAATGCAGAGCACAGCAACGAGAAGCCCATTTACATGACCACTCGCGCTATTGAGGAGACTTTTGGAAGCATCTAAGGATGCAGGAGGCATCAAGATGGACATTACTCTCAAGGAATACGCTTTTCGACACGGCAGAACCCCCGCAACCGTGCGGCAGAAAGTTTTGCGCGGAGGATTTAAGACCGCGCACAAAATGGGCCGTGACTGGCTCATAGACGAAAATGAGCCTTATATCAAGCGCCCGACAAGGAATTCGAGGCAAAATCAAAAGGCAAAAGACGAGGAGGGGCAATGAAATGAAATCGTTGCCCCCGTTACCATCAAAAATGGTTACTGCATACCTTCTTCCGAACGAGCTATCCGCACTTTCAAACTTGCAAAAAAGGATGAAACTTGAAAGTCTTTCGGATGCGGCAAGGTATTGTATCTTAAAATGTAAATTGCCAGTGTATCCACTTCCACAACGTTCTGATATCGCATTTTACTATAGAAAAAGAATTGACATAGCCTTACACTTTGACGAATATGCTGTATTACAAAACATTGTCAGCACAATGTCAATGCAGTCTGGAAAAAACATTTCGATATCAACTGCAATTCGTAGCGCGATTGTATATGTATCGAAGCAATAAAAACAAGAAAGCCCCCGTTTGTGATGCATTCAATCACAAACGGGGGCTTTTCTTACCTTATTTTACTTTTTATCGCTTTAACTCTCCGATTAACCGTCCTTTCGCTGCAATACAGCTCTGCCGCAATGTCGGCATTGTGCATCCCGCGCCGCCGCAAATCCAACACGGCGTGTTCGTCATCGGTCAGGTCAAAACAGAGGTCATCATAGTCACTGCGGCTCATTCGGAAATCAAACTTACTTCCCATTGCCAAAGCCCTCAAGAATCTGCTTGAAAGCCTGGTGCAGGCCAGTGGATGCCAGCCCACTTGCAAGGCCGGACAAAATCACGGTAGCGGTAATTTCAGGCCAATTCATCCAGCATGCCAGTGCGACACCAAGCGCCGCGCAAATCGTGGGGATATACCGGTTGTCAACATCCTTAATCCACTGCTTGACAATCCAGCCCACGCACAGGCAGATGCCAACAATCACGGGGATCATATATTCGGACAGAAAAGAAATATCCATCGTGCTTTCTCCTTTTTTTAGCCGATCAGATGCTTCTGCAAGGCTTCCTTTGCTTTCTGCATCTGGTCAATGTTGTTTCCGTCAAGGTTGTGGTCAAGCAGGGCAAGCAGTGCCTGCATGGTCACGTGCTGCCCTTCATCCATGCGGTCAAGCCGGTGTTTGTCGTTTTTCAAGAATCCCTCAACCGCTGAAACGCGGCCCTCCAACTGTGTAATGCGTTTGTCCTGGTCGGCTTTAGGCTTTTTCACTGCGGTGATTACTTTGCTGATAGCCACGCCCCCGGCATACAGTCCGGCAGCAGCCCCCGCCATGTAAAGCAAAAATGCCCATGCGTCAGCGATCGTAAACGAAAATACATGCTGCATTGGCATCACACCTCCACGATGGGAATTCCATAGGCTACAGCAGCGTCATGCTCAATACGGCACCCGCGATAGTCCTGCCAGCCAGGGGCAAACACCGCAAAATCAGCGGTGCCCAGCAGCTTGAGGCTTTCGCCCAGATACCACAGCGGCGTTGCGTCAGTCGGGGCGCTCTCGAAAAAGGATTTGATGACCTCGATTTCCTCATGGGTTTTCATATACACGTCGGCCATCAGCGCCTTGCGCTCTTTGAGGATTTCCTCGTCGGTCTTGCCGCGCATCGGCTGGGAGATAAACAATTTTTTCATAGCTTTACTCCACATACTCAGCCTTATACAGCCCTGCATCAATCAGCTGCAGCTCTGCGCACTTGCGCATAATGTACCAGGCATCGCCGCTGGATACCGGCCCAACGTCCAGCATCCACTGGTTGCCATCTGCACAGGTTTCGCGGTACAGGCCGGCGGAGATAAGCCCCAGCCCCTCGCACAGGGCGCGAATGGTTGCGCGGTCGCCGCTGGAGATACGGCCAATGGTGATTTGCTGCTTGTCCAGCTTGTTGGGGGTGGTGTCCTCCGGGGTGGGCGCGGTGTGGCCCTGCAAGCCTGCCTGGATCATCAGCTGCTCATAGTCCTTGTATACCCTGTTGCAATCCAGGCTGGTGCCGTAGCCGGGCACGCCCAGAGCGTTGCGGCTGCTGTACTGCCAGATGCCATACGGCAGGGGGCAGGTGCATGTGCTGCCATACTGGGCAACCCAGATATCGTATTTGGACAGCGCCTTGTAGTCCAGGCGGTTGCGAATAAAATTGCAGCTAGCATACAGGATGCCGTAATACCCTGCGGCCTCAATCTCCGACAAAAAGGCCTGTACAAGTGCCGTGCGCTGCGCGTTGGTCAGGCGCAGGATGCACGGTTCATACTCAATGTCATAGGCAACCGGCAGGCACAGGTGCTTGCCCTTGATCGCGGCCAGGCAGCAGCGGGCTTCCTGGCGGGCTTCCGCCGGGGTACTGGCGTAGCTGTACCAGTACACGCCGTACTGAATGCCCAGACGGGCGCACTCCGCTGCGTTGCGCTCAAACTGCGGGTCAACCTGACTGCTGTAACGGCCATACCCGGCGCGCAGCATAGCATGGCGGATGCCCTTGTTATGGGCTGCCTGCCAGTCAAATCTGCCCTGGTGTTTGCTTACGTCAATTGCGTCAATCATTTCTTTCTTCCTCCGATCTTCTTCTATCTGCCAGTGCCGCCCCATCCCACCACAGCTGCGCTAACAGTTCACGCTCTGCGGTGGTGTCCAGGCCCTCACGTTCCAGCCGATCCAGTACAGCATCCACAAGATCAAGGGCCATAGACAGCGTGCGGGATATGCGCTGCACTCGTTCGTTGTCCGTCACAGCTGCCCCGGCACGGCAGGCCAGATCACGTCATACGGGAAGCCGGGTTGTTCCGGCACGTCCCGCAACGCCTGGCGGTAGGTCGCCCACGCTTGCTTGTCCGTTTTGGCGTCATCCAGCACGGTCCAGTCGCAGGCAGAGATCAGCCGGTCACGCTCTGCACGTACCTGGGCAGCGGCCTGGGTGCGGTCCGCCTGCTTGACGGCCTCCGCCCAGATATCAGGCGCGGTTTCCAGCGCACCGGCAGGCAGGGCAATCCGCGTCTCATAAGTTGTATAGCGGTAACCGTTCCAGGGCGTGTCCATATCGGACACAGCCGGGCGGCTTGCTGCTTCTTCGTCTTCATACAGCCGCACCAACGTGCGGCCATCTTCCAGCGGTTCCGTCTCAAAGCAGGGCCGCTTTTCGTTGCATTCGATTTTAAGCATTTTGTATTGCCTTTCTGATTTTCCGGTAACTTATCACGCCGTCAACGTGCTTGACCCGGAAATGGTGCATATCTGCATGTTTTAGCTGTCCGATCCGGCAGGCAGCCTGCCGGGCCTGGTGCGGTGTTGGGTTGCCGTGTGGCCGCTTGCTGATATCCAGACACAGCCGGATCAGGCGTTTGCTGGTACGCTTGCGGTAGATGGTGTGGTCGCAGTAGATCACAAAACCCAGGCCATCCAGGGCGCGGCCACGGTGCTCACCGTCAGCGTCTATGTAGTCGGTGCGGTATACCTGCCAGCTGCTATTGATGGTATACCCTGCTGCGCACAGCCAGTCCATGGCGGCCTGCAGGGCACGGTGCAGCTTGCGCTTGTTTGGGCCATACATGTGGATATTGTCCACATACCGGTAATAGTGCTGCACGCCATCCAGGCTGCGCACATAGCGGTCAAATGCCGTCATGGCCAGATTTTGGAACCAGTGGCTTGTGACATAACCGATAGGCAGGCCATTGGCAAAACTCTGCACCACAGCATCAGCCAGGCGCAGCCAGTACTTATCCTTGACCAGCTGTCGGTATCCGTACATCACAAAATCATGGTCCGTTTCCGGGAAGTTGTGGTGGATGTCCAGCTCCGCGCCATATTTTGTTCCCGCGCGGTCCGTTTTGATCCAGTACTCCACATGCTTTTTGGTGCTGTGTGGCCCACGTCCCCGGATACCTGCCACGCAGTAGGGGTCAAGTTTCGGCACAACCTTGTCATAGATGCTGTCGATCAGTATCCAGTGCATCACGCCATCGGGCCAGAATGGCACATAGTCGATATCACGCAGCTTGCCGTTGCTTGGCTCATAGTGCCGGGTGTGGATTGGCTTGCTGGGCACCCAGTCGCCGCATACGATCCAGTGCTGCACTTGTGCAACACATTCATCTGCATGCAGCAGGGCGGGTACCGTGGTCGGATCGTCCATGCGTTTCTTTGCATGTTCAAACATCTCCCCTCTGATATAATTTCGGTCTGTCATGACCGGCAACAGGTTTCCAATGCGTTTAGGCATGTTATAAGCTTTCTTTGGCCACAAACCATTTCGCCCGGCGTTTGCCGTCTACTAAGGTTTCCGGATGGGCCAGGTTATAGCTAGAGCTCAGGCAGATTGATCTTGCATAATAAGGTCACGACCAACAGCACAGCTTGCTGTGCTGCCGCCAAAGAAAGGTCACCGCCGATGTTCCACCAGGCGTCGCCCGCGTCGTTGTTGAGGTTGACGTAGAACGGGCCTGCGTTGCCGCCGTTGTTGGAGTTGCCGCCACGCAGAGCGATACGGTATAAGATCAAGAGCCTTTTGCATAATGTCATATTCGGATAGGTTTTATCGGGGGCCTTGCGGTCCCCGAACCCCCGCTTAACCGGGGATAGAAAGGTCACCGCCGATGGGCCACCAGGCGCCGCCCGCGACGCCGTCGTAGAGGTAGACGTAGAACGGGCCCGCGACGCCGCCGCTGCCGGAGGTGCCGCCACGCCGAGCGAGACGGATTCCGGACTTATTGATCCAGAAATAGTCTGCCAGGTAAGTACCAGAGCTGCCACCAACGGACTTGGTAATCTGCACGCTGGGGGCACGATCATCCTGCTGCAGGGCGGTCGCCCAACCTTCGTCTGGTATCGCCATCGTGTCAAGGGCAATGTAGCCGTCGTTGGATGTCCAGCTGTACTTTGTGGGGTCATCGCACCAGTACGGTACGCCGTCAACCAGCTTCCAGTCACATTCAAAGCGCCACTGGTTGCCATAGAGCGGATTTTCCACGCCGTAAAATACAAAACTGTGCCGTCCATCGGTGTTGCTGACGGGGCTGCCGCAGGTGGCAATCACACTGTTTGCGGTGCCGGTGCTCTGCATTACGCGCCATACCTTGTGGTCGGTCGTGGTGGTTACGGGATCGCCGTCAAAATTAACCTTAACGTTGGTGGCATCACCATCAATGGTTTCCACGCTGGTGACAATGCGGCGTTTTGCAATGGTTTCGTTTTCATCGCCGGTGCCGATAGAGATCACCATGCCAGGCTCAATGCCGGCACTCTTGGCAACCACCACACTGGTAGCATTGTCAGTCGCGGCGGCAACCGCAATGTTAGTGCCGTACAGGCTCACACAGCCATTGATCTTGCTCTGCGCATGGCGCGTGCCGTATACAACAATCATCAGGTAGGCCAGCACCTCAAAGTCGGCACTGGTGCCAATGCTGTAGGTATCGCCCCATTTGCGGGCAGCGGCCAAAAACTGCGTGATATTCTGGTTGCCAGTCGGCACGGCACCGGCAATGCTGTGCAGCTTGCCTTCTGTGCCAATGCTGCCGGGGAAAGCACGCACATAGCATTTCTGCTTGAGACTGCCGTCCGCGTTCAAGAATTTGCGCGGGGCGCGGTAGCCGGGCAGCATGGACATGCTGATGGACGGCGCAACGTCCAGCATGCCGGAGACATAAAACAGCGGGATTTCCACCAGCACTTCGCCGTTGGTGCCATCCTCAATGTAGCCGGGCTGGCCCTTGTACGCATTAACCTTAACAGTACCATCTGCGTTCAGGGTGCAGCAGCAGCGGCGCATGCCCGCCCAGGGGTAGACGGCATCAAAGCTGTTCTGCCCTGCGCTGGTGTCAGTGCCAGGCGTAAACACAAAATCTTTGGCTGCGCCTACACGGGTGCCCGCGCTGGCACTGCCGGAAAAGTTCACGCCGAAAATGGCCTGACTGGTTACAATGCCAGCCACCTGCGCGGCATAATTCTTGGCATCGTCTGCGCTTTTGGCGGCGGCAGTCTCGCTGGATTTGGCCGCTGTGGCGCTGCTGGCCGCGGCTGTGGCCTTTTCGCTTGCGCTGCTTTCCGCAGTATCAGCCCCCGTCTTAGCTGTCTCAGCGGCGTTCTGTGCCGCTTTGGCGGCAGTCTCCGCGTTGGTTGCGCCCTGGGCAGATCTGGCCGCGGCGGTTTTGGAGCTTTCGGCAGCCGTTGCACTGCTAGCAGCATTATCCGCGCTGGATTTTGCCGCTGCGGCCTGCGTGGTGGCGGTGCTTGCAGCGCCGCTGGCGGTACTGGCAGAGCTGGCGGCAGTCTTTGCACTGTTGTCTGCTGCCGTTTTGGCAGATTCCGCGCCGGTTTTGGCCGTCTCTGCCGCGCTCTGGGCGGTTTTAGCGGCTGCAGAACTGGCGGCAGCGTTTTTTTCGCTTGTGGCGGCAGCCGCTGCGCTGTTGCCTGCATCGGTCGCTTTGCCGGATGCAGTGCTGGCGGATGCGCTCGCAGCATCCTGGCTGGCTTTGGCCGCCGTCAGGCTTTCCTTTGCGGCGGCAGCGCTGGCGCTGGCCTGATCAGCGGAGTTTTTCGCGGCAGCAGCGTTGCTGCCTGCGCCGGTCTCCGCCGTTTTTGCCGTTTCCGCGCTATTGGCTGCTGCATCTGCACTGCCCTGCGCTTTGGTAGCGGACTGTGCAGCCGCTTCAGCTAATCTGGCAGCGTCATGGGCGCTTCCAGCCGCAGCCGTTGCGCTGGCCGCTGCATTATCCGCGCTGTCCTTGGCGTTGCTTTCTGCCGTCTTGGCGTCCTGCGCACTGCGGGCGGCCTCTTTGGCGGCAGCGGCAGCACCGGTGTAGTTAGCCAAGACCTGATCCACAAACTGCTGCCACTTGTCGGGCGTGGGGTCGGGGGTGACGTTGCCAACAGTGGCGTGGTCCTGCACCAGATAGTAGGTCGTGCAGCTGATCGCCTGCCGCCCCTCTCCGGTGCCCACAAAAGTCAGGGCGCAGCGGCCTGCTGCCGCCTGCTGGGTGGCAGTAGCCTCCGGCGGTACGTCCAGCATGCCGTCAGCATCCACCAGCACCTCAACGGCGCTGGCAGCCTTAAACGTGGCAACAATGGTCAGGCCATCCCATTCCGGGCTGCACAGCACCCGGATGCGCTCATTGCCATAGCTGTCATAGGTGCCCAGGCGCAGCGGGCCTTCAAACGTTACGGCCTTGTAACCGTTCAGGTAGATGTCATGATTATAGGGTTTCATGCGGATCACCCCTTATTTCTGCTGATTGGCCGGTGCATTGCTTTTGGCGGAGACGGTACCCTCGGTGATCCCGCTTTGATCTCCTTTTTCCGCGGCTGCCTCCTGGGCCTCCATGTTCGCTCTCACGACATACAAAATATTTTCAAGGATCAGCTCAGATGTGGCGTACGGAATTTTAGCTTCATTTAAGGCTGCCACGATTTTGCGGCGGCATTCATGGGTTCTTTTGTTGTCGGTCATTGGTTTTTTCCTCCTTACAGTCGTGCGTTTACAGCGTTTTTCAGGGTTGCAATGGCGGTCAGCAGATCATCATCCAGGGCCACAAAAGATGCCCGGTTGTTCTGGCTGGTGATGTTGCCGTCACTGTCCAGTTCGGCGTAAGTGTAGCTCACGCGTTCGCCCTCAGCGGTCGTTACGATTGCCACGGCGCTCAATTTTTTCATGTTTCGTTGCCCTCCAAATCTTCTAGTAGTGTATCAACGGCCAGGTTTGCACCGGTATCCATGGTTAATAGATCCTCTGCTGCATCGGCACCGGCATCCAGGGCACGCGCGGCGGTGCTGGCCGCCATGTCAATGCCCGCCGGAGTGCCTGCAGGATAATTGCACTCGCTGGGTTCGGCGTACTCGCCCTCGTAGCCGCGCTGGGTGGTCATGGCCATCCAAGAGAATTTCTGTTCAGGTGCACCGTGCACAATAGCATACTGGCCGCAATCCTCAGCCCACAGGTGGCCGGTGCCATCGCAGTCCGTCAGCAGCCAGGTCAGCTGCCCATGTTGGGCCACCGTCTCCGCATAGCGCGGATCAGGTACAATCAGGCACCAACCGTCCGGGCCGCATTCACCGCGCCCCCAGTCCGCAAAAGTCGGAGTGGGAGTTTCAAAAGCAGCCATCTTGATTGGGCCAAAGCTGGTGGACACGATACGGGACTTGCTGCCCCACGCGCTCAAATTCTTACAGTTGAGCGTACCGGACACGCCAACGCGCGATGTGTTAAAATCGGCGTCGCTGTCATCGCTGCGGTTGTAGGTGATCTGCATGCCGACATATGATGTCGGGTTAAGACCGTCAACCCAGCCGTACTTGGCGTACTTGCTGCACGCCCCAATGTAGGAACTGCCAGCCTCAGAGTACAGCACGCCGGTCAGGCCGATGCTGCCGGTGTTGATGGTGGCATACCAGGCAATGTGCCGGTTGTCCAGAAACACGCGCTCACCGGCCTCGGTGCCCATGCGGATCCAGGCGTTATCCAGGTCGTACACGGTGGTGTAGTTGAGGTTATGCAGCTGCCCGGTGGTAATGTTGCCGCCGTTGATAATGGTCTTATCCTGGTTCCATGTGCTCAAATCCGAAAATGTCACCACGCCGGTCATGCTGATCTGCGCGCTGGTAATCTCCGTTCCACCCGCCGTCAGCTTGATGGTGCTGGAAGTTCCGCTGGTGGATGCCGTCAGCTGGATGGTGTCAAACGTCTGTTTGATCTCGGTTTTGGTTTCGTTGGCGGTCAGATAGTCGCCGGTGCTGGCCGCCCAGGCAGTGGGGGCGTTGCCCATCTGCACCATGGGGTGCATGATGGTCAGATCGTTGGTAACGGTGGCGTTATCGTCCGCGGTACTCACAAACAGACCGTCTGCATAGCCGTCCGCGGTCGCCGTGAACGCCGCCCAGCGCAGCTTCCAGCCGTTGTCCAGCGCAATGTCCTGCTTCGCATTTTTGAATGCATTGCCGTAATAACTTTTTGCTCCGCTGCTGCTCTTGGTCTCGAACTGCAAAAACAGGCTGTCCGTGCCAGAGTTGAGCTTGTACAGTACGCTGGCGCAGTAGGTCATGCCCTTGGCAATCACCAGCGTTTTGTCCGCACCAAAGTGGAAGCGGGTGTTCTGCGCCCTATTGGTCACATGGACGGATTCACCGCTGATCGTGTATGTCCCTTTTTTGCTCAGGTCATTGCCGCCTGCATCCAGAGTCGCATTGTTCCAGTCGTCTGTGCCCGCAATAATATTGTTGCCGCCAGTGATCCGCTGCGTTACCGTCTGGGTAATGCTGTCGGCTTTCTGGTCAATCGCGGATACCGATTCTTTAACGGTTTTGAATTCCCGCTTTGTGCTGTCCAGGTCGTTTGAAATGGTTGTGGTGGTCTCTTTCAGGCTGCTGACTTCCGTTTTGATCTCATCCGCCGATTGGGAGATCAGGCTTTTGGCGCTTTTCTCTGTTATGTAGTCCCCGCTACTAGCTGTCCACGCGGTCGGCGCATTGCCGTATTGCAGCATGGGGTGCAATGCCATGTACTTGTTTGTAACCGAACCCGACCGCAGACCAAAGCTAACGCCGGTCAAAATATAGTTGTCCTTCGGCGTCCATGTGCCATACCGTAACACCCAACCGTCCGATTGCTCAATTTTGATTTGGTCAGCAGGCTTTATGCTGGTGTAATATCTGCTGCCGTTAGCGTGCGAATAATGGATGTCCAGATAAAAAGCGTCATTGCCCGAAACTTGCTTGTACATAACGGATATGCACAGCGTTACACCCTTGACAATGCGCGTGCTAGTAGTGTTAAAATCAAATATTTTAAGGCTATTGGAATTTGTTACCGTTGCACTGCCATCATCATTGTATTCAACAGTGCCACCGCCTTGGAGAGCAGCGTTCTTGAAGCTCTCACTGCCCAGGATCAGGTTGCCGCCGCCGGTGATTTTGGTGTCTTTTTTTACCTCAGAGGAAAGCCCGTCTACCGTTGCTTTCAGGTCGGTGTACTTGCCGGTCAGGTCGCTGGCCTTTACTTCCAGGCCGTCCACGCTGGTCTTGATCTCCAGCATCTTGCCGGTCAGGTTTTTGTAGCTCTGGCTGTTCACGGCGCTGGAACTTTCCCGGCTGGCACTGCCCACGCTTTCAAAGCTTGCCTTGCCGGAGGAGATTGTGGCGCTCATCAGGTAGGTGTCGAACTCCCGCCCGCGTGCGTCCTTAACGTGCACGATCTGCCCGCAGGCAAGGCCGGAACTGCTGGGCACCGATACTTTGCAGGGGGTGTAGCTCACGTTTTTCAGCACGTTGTACAGGTTTTGGACAACGCTTTTCAGGTTGGCTTCGGTGCCGGTTGTCAGCAGCAGGTTGCCCTGCACTGCATAGGTGTTGGTAGCGGTGGTGCTGTCGGGGTAGATGACCCCCACGTCACTGTCCGACTGCCGGATCTGGACTTTCTCAATGGCCTTAACGGTGTAGTCCTCGTAGCTCAAACTGTCAGCATAATAGGCGGTGCTGTTGCTGGCTCCGTCCGGGGTGATTTTAACTGTGCTGCGCTTATCGGCGTAGGTCAAGAATTGCAGCTTGCCGTCTGCGCTCATGTGGGCATAGCAGCCAGCGGCTTCCGCCGCCCAGGAGATGATCTGGCGGCAGGTCAGGTCGTCCGCGTAGAACGCCTGCACGCTGTAGCTGCCATTGATGGGCAGGCTGCTGCTGGCAAGTGTGACCCCTGCCCGCTGGCAGGCCAGCTGTACCAGCTGCCAGATGGTCTTGGGGAACTGTGCCTGATTGGCGTGCAGCCAGCCGGAGAAGTCCGCATCCAGCTTGGACATGGTGTCATAGGCAACTACTTTGTATACAGCATTAGAACCGGATACCTCACGCATCATGCCCTGGTATTCCGGTTTTTCGCAGTAGAACACGCCTGCTTTTGTCCGGGTATTTGCATCGTCTACTGTATACAATGTTAGCTTGTCGCCCTGGGCAATCAGCTTTTCATCTGCGGCAATGTACTCCACTTCTATTTCATCGGTGCACGCGCTGCCCAGTGTAAATTCGTTTTCGCTGTTTACGCTGGTTGTTAATGTGCAGGATAAAATAATGGTGGAACCAATCTCTGACCCATCTTCTTTTAAAAGCAAATAATTCAGCATTTGGTTCCACCTTCTTTACTTTTCTACCATGTCAAAGCTGACATCTGTATACAGTCCGCCGTCCTCTTTGCACATGGTCAGGTTGTAAGTTGTATAGGAAATATCGCCCGTGTAGGCTTCCATTGTATGGGTTTCCCCCTGGTCAACATAAGTTGCCGTATATTCCTTTCCCTGCACCAGCCCCACAAGCTCTTTCAGCTCATTGCCGGTCATGGCGTTGTAGGTCAAGCTTACTTTATGCAGGTCACGGCGCAGCCAGTCAATGTGCATTACGCCATCTTCGGTTCGCCCACTGTTTGACCCGGTATAGTTGGTGTGCTCCACCTTTACCCCATGAGGTTCATACAAATTTGTGCCATTTGCAGCCCATGTGGAGCTTTTTTTATTAAATGTCATGGCATCACCTTAAAATGCCGGAACACCGGTTCTGATTTGTTCGCGCTGTGCCTGATTTTTGACTGCGCGGAACACTTCTTTGCCGTCAATGATAATGCGGGTATCGCTGCCCTGCATCTGGGCCAGCATCTGCCGCATCAAAGCCAGCATTTCCCGGTCGCTTTCGGCGTTTGCTTCCAGCACGGTTGCTTTCATCAGGCTTTGCGGGGTCACAATTTCGGGGTTTGTCTGTGCATTAGCGTATTCGCCTGCCAATACAGGTGTCGGGGATGTCAGAACACCGCCGCTGGCAAGGTGGGGCAGTTCGGATATATTGGGGATAAAGTCAAACGTAACGGCATCCCATAATTTATGCCCCGCGATGCTGAACGATGGAATATCAATCTTCAAGCTGTTCAGCCAGCCAATAAAATTGTTGATTAAGTCAATACCACCATTTATAACGCTTTTAATCACATCAAGCGCTTTTTCACGCCAATCGTTAAGAGTTTGTATAATGTCAACGCCAAACGCTTTTTTGAAAAAAGTATTGAACCCTTCAATTACGCCCTGAACAATTTGGCTTAATCCACTAAAAATTTCACGCCAATTTCTTGTAAAAACACCATGTAAAAACGTTACAATACCCGTGAACGCTGTAGTAAGAGTAACAACAATGCCTGAAATAATAGCGCCGACAAAATTGCCAATCCACTTAAAAGCCGCATTGAACGCTTCTTTTATTTGTGCTGTCTGTTCATCTGTCAGCAAGCCCAAACCACGCACTGCAACGCTAATTGCTTCAAATCCAAGAACCGCCATGCCTGCAATCTGACCGCCTGGAGTAAGCAAAAGTCCAAGACCCACTGCTGTTGTAATTAGATCTCCCAAATTCAAATCAAGTTCTTCTATTGCTGCGCCAAAAGCCGTCTTAAAGCGGTTAATAACATCTGGCAGTGTTTTTTCAAAGAAGTTCTTTATTCCTTCTTTGACATCATCGGGAAGCATATCAAGAATATTGTTTTTCAGCTCAATCAGTGCTTCTTTTGCTGGCTGCAATCCTTCTATCAAACCGTCCAGAAAACCAGCCGCAGAAGCTTTAATAATTTCAAAGCCGTCTTTCAATCCATCACGGAATTTTTCGCTGTTCAGTAGTAAATTTGTAAATTGCGCTGCAATTACTGCAACTGCGATAGAGACGGCCAATAGGCCAGGTATTTCGGATTGCCCAGGCAAAGCGTTTACATGCATTTTCATGGACATTTTGTTTTTAATGCCCATAATCAAGTCCATCACGCTTCTTACTTTATCTAGGCCACTAACGACAAGGTTTGGTACTTTCCACGCCAAAAACGCTGCCCCAATGCCTGCAATAACCGGCAGCACCGCTTTTGCTGCATTCTTAATCCTGTCAACCCATTCTGTCACCTTGCTTTCCGCAAGCTGGCCAAACATGTCATAGCCGGAAAGGTCAATCCCGCCCAGCGCACTGCCGCCGGTTCCGGCATCTCCGCCGCCGCTGCCACTGCTGCTGTTATCCTGTGCAACGTTCAGTTCATCAAACCCGCCAATTAAATCACGTGTATTTTTCGCGGCTTTTGCAGCAGAATTTGCCACATTGTTCAGCCCTGCACTTGCCCCGCCTGTGGCGGCGGTGGCTTCGTTCTTAAAATCAGCCCATTTTATTTGTGCGCCAAATAATTTAGCAATAGCGCCTATCGCCGTTTGCAGCACTTTTACAAATGCAATAATTGGCGGTAAAATTGCAGTAAACGCCGGGATAAAAATTGCGCCAAATGTTCTTGCTAGCTGTTCCACCTGAGATTTTAGAACGCGCATCATGTTTGCTGGAGAATTTAAGGTGCGGCCCATATCCATCTGGGCATTTGATGTTTGTTTCAAAATCGCTATATAGCGCAGCTGGGCCTTGTCTGCCTGAGAAAGGCTGTTGATACTCGTGTTAATACCGAGATTGTATAGTTCCTGTTGCAACCGGGCATTAGAAATATCCACACCCAAACGGCGGATTGGTTCCAACTCACCAGAGATTGCCGCCTGCAACTTCTGGAAAGATTCTTCAATCGAAAGGTTGTGGAACGATGCAAGGTCATAGCCCAACTGGACCAGGTTAGAACTCAGGATGTAGGCTTTATCTCCGACCATACCAAAGCTGGTGGTAAGGTTTTGGAACAAGGCCATGTATTTCATTGCCTGGCCGCTGTCAACGCTAAGCAGTTCCTGCATGCGATCTGCAAGTTCTGCGCCCTTGTCTGCAAAATTCCCCATTGCAACGGAAAACAAGTTAATATCTTCAACATATTCGCTGAACTTTGCAATCGCCTTGCCCAATGTCCGGGAGATTGTTACAATGCTAATTAGGCGTTTGGCCTTGTTTAGCAGGTTACTGAACGCTCCGCCCAAAAGGTTGGTTTCGCTCACGGCCTTTTTGGAGGAAAGGTTGTCCATCGCCTTTTTCAGTCTGTCAAGCCCTTTTGTTGCGTTCGTGGTGTCTGCTTCAATTTCTACTGTCAGCTTGTCAATCTGTACTTCGGCCAAAACCTCACCTCCCAAACATGCGTTCCATAAATTCCTGCTCCTGCTTTTCCAGCCTGCGCTTATGCTGTTCTTCCGCTTCCTCTTCCGTCAGCGGGTAGGGTTCGCTAGGGTACTTAAACGGTGTTTTCCCCTTTTCGATAAACATGTTTCCAACGCTGACATTCAAAGCTGCTATTGTGTACTTGTTTTCCATCCACGCTTCAAAGTTCCACCGCTGCATGCGCAGCTGGTGGGCTTTGCGGTAGGCAATGGCAAGTTTTGGTTCCTGATTCCAGTACTCATCAGCGCTCATGCCAATACTTAAGTAAAATGGGAACATTTCATCAAAGATTTGCCCCCACGTTTTTTCTTCTTTGGGGAGATCGTCCGTTACTCGGTCTCCCACGTCACCTTTTTTCCGTCATCTGCCATGCTGTTGATTGCGTCAGCGTACATATCGGCCAGAATGCCGCACAGCTCAACGCGATCTTCAACGGTCATGTGGTTCCAGATGTCATCCATCGTCTTGCGTTTCAATCCCTTGCAGCGGGCTGCAAAAGCGCCATAAAACAGCTTTTCCATCTGGGTTGCAGGCTGTGCTTCCAACGCGTTCAGGTTAAAACCGCCCGCTTCCGCCTGTTTTACGGTTTCACGGGTATACATCAGCTCATAAGCTTTGCCGTCAAATTTAATTTTCATGTTTTAATCCCCCGATACCGTGATGGTGTCCATAAACTCAAACTCGCCGTCAGAGGTAATGTCGATGTTAAAGGCAATAGCATCATCCACGCCTTTGCCCGGCACCGAAATAGTATGCTGGCCGTGCCAAATCCAGCCCCAGCCGCTGCGGCTTCGCACTGCATAATATGCCGGGGTGTTTGCGGTCTGCTGCGCTGCCTTATAATTGGCCGCATCAGAATCCATAAAGCAGGGAAAGCTCATGGTATCACTTTTGGGCAAAGCCGGGATCGTTGCCTGCTGGGTGTGCATCAGGGTGGTAACGTCAATGGTATCGGGTGCAGAGCTTAAATCCGGATACTCGCTTACCCATGCAAGCTCTTTCAGGGTTGTTTTGCTGTCACCGCGCAGCAGCTGAACGCCCTGGGTGCTAATTGCAGTATGTGTCATTCTCTCAGCTCCTTAATTTGTCCGGGTCAATACCCCGGTTTCTGTTATGCGCGCCCGGTATGTGCTTTCAGCCCGGTACGCACTGTTCTGGTACAAATAATTGCTTTCAAAATAGCTTTGCCTGCTAAAATTCAGTTTTTCTGCAATTTCATCAATGCAATACTGTATCTTTCTGGCATTGCTGTATTTGGTATTGCCGGATGTATACACCCGGATTCGCAGCTGAATAATTGCAAAACGAATTCTGCCGCTGCTGTCGTGGTCTGTCGGCCTGTCTTGCTGTTCAATCTGAACACACGGGAAGTTGGGCGGCTGGTCAGTAATCACGCTGCTTACCTTGATTCCCGGAAATTTTGTTTCCAGCTTTTGTGCAAAGCTTTCAAAAATCTGTGGCTGAAAATCTTCCACTAGCGCATTACCTCCTCCCACACGGTTTTTACACTTGCAGCCATCTGGGCCGCGCTCTCCCACATGGCACATGCGGGCGGGTTGCCCTTTGTGTGCCAAACATCCGGCTTTTGTTCGCCCAATCGGTTGTATACAGGCTGTGCAGTGGGGCCGGGAACGCCCTTGTAAACCCATCCGTTGGGTTTTGTACCCTGCCCCCTGCCGTATGTTCCGTGCGCATACATCCCGCTTGGGTGCTCCGCAAACGCAACGCCGGTGCCAAATTCAATAAAGGCAACGGCTTGCCCGGTGGCGTAAACAGTAGCCTTTTTGCCATCCGGCTCCACATCAACCGCAATATCGCTCATGTCACCGTCATAAACAGCGGCGGTAAAACGCAGTTTTGCCACCTCTGCTCCCGTGTCGGAAAGCTTTTTTACAAACTGTTCAATGCGGGTTTCCAGCGTTTTGCGCCACTCGTCATATTCTTTCTGTGCCTGCTTTATGCCAGCATCGCTTAAATTCAGCTTGATTTTCATGGCACAACTTCTTTCAGCGCATACAATACGCCGTTTATGGTATCTGCTTTTTTGGTCACAACATAATCCGGGCTTTCACTTGCATCGCGGTTAATCCAAACCAGCGTTCCTTCATGCAGCGGGCAATTCACATTTGCGGTGCATGCTGTTCGGCTGTAATCTGTAAACCCGCCAAAAGCGGCGGATTCCATTGCGCCAACAGCTCCGCTCACACTGATTCGCAACTGCTCCGGCGGCTCCATAACGGGCCGTTCTTCGCCGGTTCGGTCGCCGTTTTCATCTTTGATTGCGGCAGAACCGATGCTGTTTTGGTACCAAATTGTTTTCTGGTTGGATCTAAGGTCTCGCATCAGCATCCAACCTTTCCAATCGGAACAATTTCTTCCAACAGCTGCTGCGGAACATCCTCACTGCCCCATGTACGGCTGATACCGCTTTCGCTGTGGCTGGTCTCATATTCCGCGCCAAGTTTGTTATAAAATGCTAATGCAATCCGGAACTGCAAATCGCGGTATCGCTCTTCCAGCTCACCACCGCCAAAAGGAAAACGGCGGGCCAGTATCACGGATTCTGCGCTGTCCAGCAAATCCGCTAACAGGTCAAGGTCGTTTTCGCCTGTCCGTTTTTGCAATCGCTCAAAGATCTCCATACTGTCACCCGCCGTTCATCAAACTTTCGGCTTTCTGCCCCGCCGGTGTTCTACCACAGGGGGTGTTTCCGCCTTTTCGGTTATTACTTTCCCGTATTTTGCCATTTCGGCACTGTCCTGGTCGGCAATCTTCACCTTTTTCCCGGTCACGCAAAGTTCACCACCGTAAAACACTGCATAATCGGGAATCAGCCAGGTCATGCCGTCACCTTCATAACGGCAACTTCGTCCATCCGCTCAAAGCTGGGCAGCACGATCTCGGAAGCATAAGTGTTCACATTGACCGGGTGCACGGTGGTTTCAACGGTAATGGCAACGCCGGTGTTCACAATGGCAACATCTGCCTTGCCGGAACCCGCAAGGTCGGCTTCCTCCGGGGTGGTGCCGTAAGCGGTCTTGCCCAGTGCGCCCTCCGGGATAAAGCTCACATAGCCGTCCGGAACAAACTTGTGGCTTGCGCCGCCCTCATCGGCATACAGTTTGTCGTAAACCACAATCTGAATGCCTGTAGTGGATGCAATCACATCTTTGGCTTCATCGTTGGTCAGGTAGCCCATGCTGCGGCCAGTTACGGTCAGCCAGCGATTCTTTACGGCATCGGTGGCTTTCATCAGGTTGAACGTTGTGGTGTTCATCACCATGTAAGCAAGGGTCACACCGTAATTGTTTGCCATAGCATCCTTAATGGTCTGAATCTGCTTGAACGGGTCAGCGGTTGCGGTGGCAGTCCACAGGTCGGTGGTAGTCAGCGCAGTGTAGTTTGCCTTTTTCCATGCGCCATCCGGGTCATAATTGTAGGTGTAGTTCACCCCATTGGCCTTGATGGTAATGCCCATTGCGCCGCTTTCGGGGAACAGCAGCTGCATGCGCATGCGTTCCGGAACAACGTCAGCACCGGCAATCAAATCCTGCTGGTCATCGTAAATGCGGTTGATGACATCCGCCGCATAGGGGTCATTGCTGCTCTGGGCACGCAGAATTTCCTGTCGGTCTTTTTCCTTGATCTTGTAACCTTCACGGAAAAACGGCATCTCGGTTTCCAGTTTGCTCACGCCGATACGGTCGCGGAAAGTGGCCTTTGCATCAAAAGCGGAGGGTTTCAGGGAAACAGGCAGGCCCTTGTGGCCCTTAATCCATGCCAGGTCAAGGCCAGCACGCTTTACAGAGGGGAACAAACCGCTGCCCAAGTAAGGGATCGCGTTGGAAGCAGCTTCGGTATAGTTTGCCGCAATGATTTCAGGTGTAAAAAGTTCAGCAAGGTTCATGTTTTCACCTCCGTTATGCGTTCACGCCGGTATTGGTGCGCAGGATAATGGTATCCGGCAGGTCAGATTCTGCAGTAAGGTCGGTACCGCTGTGTGCCTTTGCCTTTACTGCATCAATCACGCCCGCAACCAGCAGGCTGCCGTTGGGGTTTTCATCCGGGTCAACGTCATACAGCACAACGCCAACGCGGCTGTCAACTGTCAGTTTTTCACCAGCCTTTTTTGCGGTGGTTGTGGTAAACGGGATTGCGGTAAAATCATTGCTGGCCAGAATCTCAACTGCACCGGCAACATCCGTTTTCTTGAATTTCATGCTTTCACTCCTTACTTGTAATAATCCATGACTTTTGCGGCTGCCTCATTGGCCTGTGCTTTTGCCTTGCCGCTGCGCTTGGCAAATGCCATGTATTCGCTTTCTTCTTCGGTGCTTGTACCAGCGCCGCTGGGTCTGGGGCTGTTGCGCATAAGGTCTGCTTTCAGCTTGTCTGCAAGCAACTGATTGGCCTTTGCAGCATTGGCAAACACCGTTTCCATGTCGCCATCAAAAAGGGCTTCTGCCGTACTTTTTGCAAGTTTTTCATCGTAGCCAAGCGCAATATACTTGGCAACGTTTTTAGAAATGGTGTTTTCTTTCAGCAGTGCGTTATAATCGTTCTGCAACTTTTCCTGTGCGGCTTTGGCCTCTGCAGCAGCGGTTTCTTCGGCAGTCATTTTTTCTTTCAACTGCTTTTTGTAACTGCTGGCTTCGCTCATCACCTTGTCAAAATCTTCTTTTTTTACAAGGTTCTTTGTATCCACCGGGTCAGGCAGGTCAACGCCAAGCAGCGCCGTCACCTTGTCTGCATCGCTCATGTTTTCAAAGCCGTCAATGGTGCTGGTGTCAAATTTCATTGGTGCCTCCGCGTTATTTTGTCGGCGTTCTCTCGCCCGTATTTGTGCGTTTTAGCGTCTTCTCTGACCTTTGCGTTTTAGCGTCTTCTCTGACGATCAAACAGGTGTCAGCCAACACCTGCATCTCCTGTGGGGTTTATCGGGGATATTATCAATCGGGTAGATCTCTCCGTTGCGTTCCCGGCAAACCTGGCACACTTTTTCATCCCCGGCAGTGTGCCACTGCACCTGTTCTACTCCGGCATCTGTAAATGCCTTGATTCTTGCAGAATCGGTCACGTCATCGGCGTATTGGTACGTCATATCGCTCCAATACCGCAATGCACGCCGGAATTCGTTCTGATGGTTTGTCCGGCTCAAAAGCCCCTCTTCCAGGTAGGCCCGCTTTCGGTCAATCTCGTGTTCGTACACATAGCCGGTAACGGCGCTGTATCCGGCAAGCAAGGCAAGCAGCCATGCCCTGTCGGGTTTTTCTTTGCCGTGAACTTCGGCATCCTGGTAACATTTTTTTGCCAGTTCTAAAAAGACTTCCTGATTGTCTTTGGCAATATCCTGGTATAGCTGCTTGCAGGCGGGCATAACGTTCAATTCATCAAACTGCGTTATCTGCCTGGATACTTTTTCAAACCTGCGTATCGCCCTGCGGTTCAGCAGCCTGATTGCGCTGTCCGTTGGTTTCCAGTCCATTGTCAAGCTCCTCATTCAGGCTTTTTTCAAGCTCTGCCTGTTTTTCCTCGTAATATTTCATGCCCTCCTGCAAGGCCATTTCATTGTCACGGAACGGGCCAAGTTCGCGGTATACCGTTTCCGGCGCGATCTTTTCACAGCCCAGGCCCTGAATAAATACCTGCATCTTGCTCTGGATGTCAGTCAGGTTGTTGCGGGTAAACTGTGCGTACACATCCCCTACATTCAGGCCAAGATTATTTGTTGTGTTGCAAATGGTCAGGAACACACGCAAGAACTGCCTTTCACTGCGCCGGAACATGTCTTCACTGTCCTGGGCGCGGCTTTCTGCGTCTTTCCAGCCATCGCGCATAATGGTTGCTTGCCCGGTATCGCTGGTGGAAGAACCTCCGTTGCGGTTCGGCATGCCACAGATGGTCAAAATCTTATCATGCAAATCATCCACAGCGGTCTGCACAGTAGAACTGTTCATCTCGCTGCTGATGCGATAAATTTTTGCAGGCATCCCCTGCTGGGAATCTTTGATTTTGATAAACTTACCGCCGCTGGCAAGCTGGCTGTACTGGCCGTCTTCCAAATCAACGTTCTGAAATACGTCATACGCATTTACAAAATCCTGCACGTTATCCACGCGGTTGCTTTCCAGCGTGTTAATACCATTCAGAAGCGGCAACACTACTTCAAACGCGCCCATTCTGGCACTGTTGTTGGGGTATTCCACAATCGGCACACTGCCGTACAGATGCCCAGACTGCTGGGTGATTTTCCCGCTTTTGATTTCAAAGTATTCGCTTTCAGTGTAAACACCGTAATACTTGGCATTGTTTTCATCGTACTGTGTCAGCACACCTGCCATTGGCTTTTTGGTATAGCCGCTGTAGTAGATGACGAACGCTTCACGCGGGTCAAGGGTATAAATGCAGGCAGGGCTTCCCGACTGTTCCGAGCCGGGGTCAGACAGAACCATCCGCACGCCAAGCCCCGCAATGTGCATCCAGTCAACGATTTCTTTGTCCTTACTCTGTTTGTCCTCATCTGACATCCAGCGGTTCAAATTAACCAGTTTGTTGTTGTCCGTCTTGCTGCCTTTTGCACCGATATACTGCACAGGGCCGGAAAGTAGAAATGCTGTTTTGAACGTCACAATCTCATTTGCGATGTTCACCGTGATTTTGTTGTTGATTTCCTCACGAACGATTTTTTCTTTTTTTCGGATATCCTGCTTGCCCCGGTAAACATCCCACAAATACTGGATTTCTCCCCGGTTCTTGTCGTGGGTGGCAAGGGCAGTATTCAGCACCTTTACAACGTTGTCCGCTGTAATTTTCTGCTCGTTTGTGGCAATGACCCGTCTGCCGTGCAGACCCTCATCCGGCAGGATGTCAACAAGATATCTTTCCAAGCTGTTCTCCTTTGCACAAAAACAAAAAGTGCCAGCCAAACCAATTAAGGCTCAGCTGGCACTTGGCACAAGGCACTTGGCACTTTTATTTTTTCAGCGGCAAATGGATTTCAATGTTCCGCTTGCACGCTTTGCAATAGGGATAAATCGTTCCCTTTGCTGCTGTATCAACTTCCATCAGCTTCCGCTTGATTCCTGCCGCACCGCAGCACGGGCAGTAAACACTTACTCGCAATTTATCCCTTCTTTCAAAAATAACCCCGTTCCCGCCCTCCCGGTTTATGCTATGCCGGGCTCACCCATTGCAAAGTAGCAGGCTTTGCAACGTAACAGGCGGCATCCAGTGCTATGCGCGTGATGGTACGCCTGCATACAGTCAGTGTTTAACGTGCCTGCTGTACGCACGTCTGCTTTGATATAATGGGTTTCGGCAATGCGCAACTGCGTCAGTAACGGAGTTCGCACAAGCAGATGCCGAGCGGTTTTTTAGATGTCACCGCTGGGTCATGCTATCTATCGCGTTTTGCCTGCGCCGGGCTTTCACCGGTGGGAGCGACCCAACAATAGCAGTCAGCAGGTCTCGAACCTGCAACGGCACCCACAGGCGCTGCTTTTCCAACGTTATTAAGCTATGACTGCGTATAAGCAAATTACAGTCAAGTTAAAATTGCACGTTTCACGGTTGCATTTTTACAACTTGCGCGAAACTTAAAACTAAACCGCAACTTACCGGCGTAAATGTCGGGAACATATCATCAAAAGCCCTGCATGTGACACATCAAAGAGAGGTGTGCAGGGATTGCCTAACAGGGAACTTCAGTCCAGCGTCCAGGCTGAATCTTTTACCTGTATCATCGGCCTTGGAGCTGCCAGCTGGACTTGAACCAGTAGCCTGCCGCTTACAAGGCGGCTGCTCTACCATTGAGCTATAACAGCATGTGCGGTTCCTGCTTTTCACAGGCTTTGTCATCGTTTGTGTGGGAAACCGCACCGCCCACACAGCAAGGCGCTACCTTGCATCTGGTTCCGTATGGTGGCCTTGCACCCTCCGCCGCGCCGTTGCTTCGGAACGCAGCGCCCTTATATGGCTATACGGTATATATCACCTGCAAAGTGCTTGACATCCTGGCAGGTGCAGCGGACAAGGTAAGCCCTGTCAGGCTCTATGTAGCTGATAACGGCCCACATAGTGCCGGTTGTGCGCCGCAGAGCGCACTCTGGTGCCGCCAGCAGGGGTTGAACCTGCAAGCACCCGGTTATGAGCCAGGAGTTTTACCATTAAACTATAGCGACACAATAGCTGGCATTTCAGCCAGCGGGAGAACCATATTTAGGGCGGCGCATATGCAGGACGCTGGTTCCGTACCCTAGGAGGTATGAACAAAATGTTCATAAGAAAAAGCTAAACTATAAAGCCTTTCCATTTACTATTATACTATAAAATTCACATTTTTCAAGCACATTAACGTTGTTTTTTTACCAAATTCTTGTCCCAATTTCAACTTTGCCCGCATTTAGGCCTTGAGCGTATTGTGCAAGCATGGCAAATGCGTCCGGCACGTCATCATGTCTGTTTTTCCCTGCCATTGTGTACCCTGTTAAAAACGACAAAACACGCCTGTATTCCTTGTTATTCTTGATAACGGAATTATCTTTGAACAGGCAGTGTTCCATCACCCAGGGAGAATTTACAATGATTTTGGTTTCTTTGTTTGCGGTGGTGTACCTGGTCACAATCCTGGTTATTCCGCCGTGCGCCTTTACTTCCTGCTGGCATTTTTCTGCTACTTTGCCGCCTGCGCTGTTGCTTTCAAACTGGGCCAGCTGAACCTTGTGTTTCACAAGAACCATCCAGAGCCGCGTTTCCACCACGTCCGGTGCGCCGTTATCGCAAACACATTCCTCAATGTAAAAATCATCCCCGTATTTGTATGCAACGGGCAGAACCGCATAGTCAGAACCTTTTTCTTTGGTATCGCATACTGCAATAATGGCTTCCGGCGCTTTATCCGGCAACTCAAAGTATCTGCGCAGCTGATCTTCTGGGTACAGCTGCCCTTCCCGTTCAATCGGGCTTGTCATAAACAATGCGCGCCAGCTGGCATCATCCATTGATTCCCGCATGTCAATATAAAACTTGGTGCTGAACCCTACCCCGTTTGCATAATCAAAATTGCTTTTTTCTTCCTCGTTCAGGGCAGGCATGTGCAAAAATTCAGCCCTGGGGTTGTTTTCGTTGTTACGTTCCAGCCTGTCCATCGGGTCATGCAAACTCCAGGGTGTGGCAATGTGCAGTTCCCGGCATTCACCAATTTTGCGCTGCCGCAAATCCGTTGTATACAGCTGCCACAGCTTATCCATGCGTTCCCGGCTCATGGCTTCCTCAATGCCGCTTACAAGGTCATCGCAGTATAACAGCTTTTGCGCACGCACCTTGCCCGCATTGCCACTGCCGATAGAAGAAAATTCCAGTGTGGCAAAGCGCTTTGGCTTGTACATGTCTATCATCATGTCCTGTGCATTCGTTCTGGCAATGCACACGCCGGGGAACACATCCCGCCACAAATATTCCCCGCCTTTTGCCATAATTCGCAGGCATTCATCGTACACACCGCGCAGAAATGCGTTGCTGTGGCTGCCGCCTAAAATCGGCATGTCGGGGTTCCGTCCGGCAAGCCATGTCAGATAAAAAATGGCAGTGGTACTTTTCCCGGTGCCGGGCGGCATCATGATTCCTGCAATGTCCAGTTCCCCATCTTCCAGTTTTTGCAGGGTGTTTACCATCCGAATCAGCTGCTTTCGGCGCGGCATATAAAACCGACTTTTTGGGTCACGGTCAAGTTCAATGTACTGACAAAATGAATCAAAGTTATACGGCGCATTGAACAGCAGCAGATTTCGGTTCAGTTCAATCAGGTCATTGCAGCGCGGCAGCGTACCCAGCTTATTATGCAAATCCACGCTCAGCTTGTGCGCCTGCTTAAAGTTTTCTTTTTCCAGTTCCCGGATCGCAGCAAACGCATAAACCGCCTCGTCCGCTGTCTTGGCTCGTATTGTGCTCTTTTTTGCAATTTCAAAAATTTTCAAAATAAAAAAGTGCCCTCCCTCAAAATTGAGAAAAGGCACTTGGCACAAGGCACTTGGCACGGTATTCAATTTACCACTCGATAAGCTGAATTAACTGGTTATACCGTAAGGAATTGTCTTTCACTGTTTCGTTTGCTCTGTGGCCGTCCTCGTATTCTACAAGGAATTTTGTGTATCCTTTCCGTTTAGCGGTAGCCGCACCTGCAACACCGCCCCACACGCCGCCAATCGCCGTACCGGCCACGCCGCGCCCCCAGGTCGAAATTGTACTGGGCTTATCCCCAGTTCCAATAATCTGCGCCCTGACAGCATTTGCAGCTTTTCTTCTATGTTCCTTGCCAGCAATTTCAACCTCTTTCATCCACTGTCCATATCGCTTTGCGGGCTTGTAGCACAGAACCACTAGGATGATGCCCGGAATTACACACAAATAGAACACATCCATGAATTTGGGAGCTGACAAAACGCCAAACCCGATCATGCAAATCCCAATAAAGAAAAATATCCTGCCAATCAAATTTTTCATCGTCCATTCCTCCTGCGGTTATTATATCATCTCGCCTTATCAGGTTCAATTTGCAGGTTGCACAAACTATTCTTTGTTTTTTGTAGGGGCCTTTTTTGATTTTGAAATTTTTGCGGTTTTATTGTGATTCGTTTCTATAGCTCAGTGACGGAAAGGACTTTGGCGTGAAGGTCTTCACGCTTGACGGTTATTTTTTGTTCTTTTTGTATTCGGCCATTGCGTCTGCCAGGCGCCGTTCCCAACCGGCGTTATCGTCTAAAAATTTATTGTAAAGAATTTCTTCGGCTTCTTTTCTGGCAGCGGCTGCGTCTTTTAGATTGGTGAAGAAGCCAAGGTGAATGCGTTTATGCTTAAAGTTAATATATGCTTTGTAGGTGCCTTTTTTGGTAAGCGCAACACCGTTTACCCCGGTTCTAGAGTTTTTATTTACTGTTCCGTTTATGCGCGAACGAATTTTTGACAAGTCGGTTCCATCCACGTTTACGACTTTTCTGGTTATTTCCAATAGTTCTTTTTTGTCTCGTTCGCAATGACCACAGAATTGTAAATTCTTTATGCTTGACAACCGCGTTGTGAATTCGCGCCCACACTTGGGACAAATTGCAATACATCTGGTACAAGTGCCGCTTTTTTCTTTATCAACAATCTTTTTTATAAAAAACCCGTTGATTGTTTTCCCCTCATATTTTTCTTTTGAATTTTTAATGTTTGCTTCTAATTTAGTAAGCGCTGATCTTGCATGTCCACATTTTTTGCATGATTTACTTTTCCCGCTAATAAGTGAGTGCCCGGAAACATCAGAAACAGTTCCGCAAGAACAACGGCATTCAAGATATCCTTTTTTCGCTTTTGCCGGGTCCTTAGAACGGCCAATGACGGTCCACTGATCAAAAACAGTGTTGGGTGCAATTTCTAATTTTTGAGGCATTGTGGTTTACCTTTTTATTTTTGAAAAGCTTTGATTTCATCGTCTGCGTTACGATCCTGGCTATCGTAAACGCTCGGCAATTTAGGGGCACTGGGGTTAGGGACTTCTTCTTCGGGGGATGTTTCCGGTTCGGTTTTGCCAATGCCGATGGCTACAAGTTCCAGAGGGGCTTTCAGAGCATCAGCAAGCTTACGCAGAACATCAATGCGCGGAATAGACTGGTTGTTCTCCATGCGGAAAATTGTGTTTTTGCTGACGCCGCTTTTTTCCGCCAGTTTTTGTAGGGAGATACCCTCCAGATTGCGGACAACCTTGAGCATATTACCCTCTCTCCAGCAGGTACTGATTGTAGCACGAGCCAGAAGCTCAAATTCATGCAGATCTGCGATTCTGGTTTTGGCAATCGGGTATTTTCCGCTGGCGGCAACAATAGCAGTCATTACGTCTAGAACGGCTTTGCCTTGAGGATAGAGTTTAGAGGGCATTTTAATCACACGCTCATTAGCAAGGGTATGAAATTTTTCCATGCCGGAAAGGATTGTTTTGCTTTGCATGGCGCTAATGTGATTGAGGTAGTAATCCGACACATAGGGTTCTTTATACTCGATTGTAACATCATCAAGAATTTTGCAGCACGCGATGAAATAACCCCACAAGCTGGACATTTTTTCTTGTTGTGTATTACCCATAGGTTTGATTTCCATGTTTATTCCCTCCTGATTTGCTTTTTAGATTGACCTTATTGTACACATTTATGGGTACGAATACAATAGGCAGGTTGTACAAAGTTATACCCAAGAATGTGTACGCGGTTGTTATTTGGTTGACGTGATTGATTTTTGTTGAATTGCTGGCATGTGGGGTGTATACTTTGGAGGTTTTGAAGATCTTAAACTTTTGAAGAGACTTTTTGATTTTTTGGGGGTTTGAATTCGGGAATTGGGGAAAGGGACTTTTTTGATTTTTCGGGATTGGAGGGACTAACCCCGCGCGCCGGTCGGTGCTGAAATCCCCCTCCGGTGGTATGCACTATTGTTTCAATGCAGCCGGCGGTTGTACCTGCAAAAAATGAGCAAAAAATAAGCCCGGCATAACGCCGAGCCGCTCTCACTTGCTATATTTGCAAGCAAAATATATTGTCAATATAAGGACTGCTAACAATGTCACGCCGTTGCACCTCCCTTGCAGGTGATCCCTCTTCGGGCCATCGCAGCATCAAAATACTCCGCTTTTGTGGCCCTCCAATTCTCGGCCCATGCAATGGCGGCGTTTTGCGCCCAGTACGGCACGCCCAGCGCATCGCACCGATCCATGCAAAAAGACATATCCTTGCGGATCGCTGGCATCTCGGCATCATCCGCGCCGAACCTCTCAAGAGTATAGTAATACTCGGCACACCAGTGTGCAAGGCCTTCCAGCGCCCCAAATTGGCGCTTATTGGCTTGATAGATCATGTTATAACCCCCTTAACCGTCTGCTGTTTTCCTGCCCTCTCTCGTGGAGCGACGGGTACAATCTGTTTTGCGGGGAGGTGTACCGGCTCCCGTTGGACTTATGCCAGCGCCCCGGCGGGCTGGCGGCCATTGTTGGCGATGGGTGCGCGTTGTAAATTTGTGCCGGGCTTGTGATCGTGTTTGTTACCCATGAGCACCCACCCCTTGCAGGGTGGCCGGGCTTGCACCGGCGGCGCGTTATGCGTCGGCCTTGCGGGTTGTTATTGCTTGCCTGCCAGATACTCCGCCGGGATGATCTCGCCATGCTCTCCGGTGCGCGGCAGATGATACCGGCACACGTTCGGGCGATCCTGCAAGGGCCACAGGCTAACGCAGGGCCATTTGACCCCGGCGGCCCGCTCTGCATTGCACAAAGCCTTGTACACGGCTTCACGGCGGGCTGTCTCTGCCCAGTCCGGCGAGAATGTATCCCCGCGCATGTACTCGGCTTCGGTGTCTCCGCTGTGGAACCCATCCGCAAAAACCCGATACCCTGCCAGGTTGGGCAGAACCTCCACCGCGTCAAAGTGTGCCCCGATCTCATCCAGCAACTCCAGAATGCCCGCCGGGGTGTACTCGCTCTGCTTGCTGTCACGCTCTACAGGGAGCCGCCGCAGGTTGTAATCATCATTGCCGATATAATGGCAACTGTCTACATACAGCCGCCCGGCGGTCTTGTTCATTCCGCTCCCGATCTCCAGGTACACCGCGCGGCCCTTGTCATCATGAAACATAGTGCGGAGACGGCAGTTCCCGCGCAGCTCTTCGGCAGTGTCGCGGCACCCAAACATGCCCGCGCCTTCAAAATACAGTTTTTTCATTTTTATACGCTCCTTTATATTGTTTTTGCTTTGGTAGTGGGGCTGGGCTGCTTTACGGTGCAACCCTGCTAGAGTGTCCGGCTTGCTGGTTATAGCTCGGTTACAAATACCTCTATATCATCATCTGGCACAAGCTCCCCATCATCGTTATACTTGCACCGTGCGCCCTCTTCCCCGGTGCCCTCTGCCATGTCGATGCAATACTGTACATCTTGCACCGTGTAGGCATCCTTCTCCTCATCGTACGGGAGCGCGCCCGCGTTGAAATACTCTCCCGCCCAGTCCGGGCCACACCCGGCGCCGTTCCAGGTCATGATGTTGATCTCCACTGTGCGCTTGCCGTCTGTGATTTTCATTTTTGTTACCTCCTGCCCTTTGGGCTGTTTTCTTTTGATGTCTATATTATACATGCTAGCATGTAATATGTCAACATGCTAGCATGAACATTGTATGATTGCACAATTTTGATAGCATGAATATAGTTAATTTTTACATGCTTGCATGTTCCGGCGGGCCGTGTTATACTATCCTTATAATATGCAAATAATAAGGAGGACAGCCATGTCAACGGATGCAAAAAGAGCAGGAAACGCGCGGTATTTGGCCACGCAAAAAACCATTACAGTACGCACACGACCAGAAAACGCCGAGCGGTTGCAGATTGCAGCAGCCGCCGCCGGGGAGAGTGTAAACAGTTACATTCTGCAGGCCTGCAAGGAGCGCATGGAGCGCGATGCAAGCAAGTAACACCCCGCCAGATCACCCGCCGGGGCTGTGCATGCCCCATCTGGAACCCGGCGGGCAAAGTCGAACGAAAGTCGAATCGGTTTGAAAGTCGAATGAATTTCAGCGCTTCCGGCATCCCCGGCGGCGCTTTTTTATGCACTTTTGTGCTTTTGGGCTGCTTCCAAAATTTAATACGCGTTACAACGTCAATCTTATGTTCGCTAAATAATGATTTAGCGAAATATGCACCCAAAAGGCACATTTGCCCATCCGGGGGCTGTCCTGGGGAGCATATCCGCCGGGCCGGAAGGTGCTGCGGACAGGGTGCGCCGGTCTGCATCCCGCTGCCAAAGTTGAATCGGTTTTGAAAGTCGAACCAAAGTCGAAACGCTCCCAAAGTCGAAGAGGAATCCCCTACCTGAAAGTCGAATTGGGTTTGCATTATGCACTTTTGTTTCATGATTCGGGTATATACCCCGTGTTTTTGACCATTTTGCATGGAAATTTGTTTCACGTTGAAGGATATTTTTTAATGATGACCGCTTGACGTTTCGTTTATCCCGCCTTATTTTCTTCCCTTTATCTTTGGTTTCCCCGCTTTTCTAGGTTTGCCCTTGCCTTTACCAGGCATTTCCGCGCTGATTTTAGGCTTTACTATGGCATTTAAGCGGATAGCGCGCTTCTTTGCGTGGTTATAGGCATAATAAAAGAGCGCCCGGCAGTTTGTTTACATGCTGCTAGATGCTCTATTTTCGTTTATTCGGTTTCTTTCGCTTGTTTCTTTTTCCTGCGTGGCTTTGTTTGAACCGGTTCTATCAGTTGCTCCGGCTCTTTGACTTCCTTAAAGTCGTCTATCTCTACAAAGTCGGCGCTGAATCTGTCTTCTATTTCCTTGCGGGACATGTTTTCGCCTAACGGGTCTTTTGTTGCGGTTATAATCTCTTGCTGATCCTGGAAGCCGTCAAAGTTTTTCTGCCAGAACAGCCCTGTTACCGGGTTGATTGCGCCATCCTGCATCAGCATTTCCCGGTACATGCCGCATACACGCTTTATTTCTCGCGCGAATTCCTGGTATTCCTTTTGCGAGCTGCGCCGTCTCCCGCTTTCCCAGTCGTTTACAGTGTTTTTATCTACTCCCATAGCCGCATACGCCGCCATGTTGCCCACTTTCATGTTATACTTGACACATAGGTCAAGATAGTCATAAAAGCGTTTTCTGAGAGCTGGCAGGTCGTTTGTGCTTATTTTGGGAAGCTGGGATATCACAAGCAGAAATTCAATGCGCCTTTGGTTCCCTTCCGGCACATTATCAGGGTCATTATCAATCATGATCGGGCTGTTTCTTTTGGTTGCCCTGCTTCCCATTGTCCTGTGCCTCCTTTATCCGGCTTATGGCCGTTTTATAATAGTCGGGGTTCTTCTCTATCCCGATGAAGTCTCTATTTGTGTTGATACAGGCTGCTCCGGTTGTTCCGCTGCCCATGCAGTTGTCTAATACCGTCTCGCCTGGGTTTGTGTACGTCTTAATCAGCCATTCTTCCAGCTTTACAGGCTTTTGGGTGGGGTGCAATCCCTTTTCCCTTGGGAATTTCAGAATTGTTGTGAGGTTCCGCTTGCCATCACTACAGTCTGTTAAGATGCCATCATGAAACCTTCCCCAGTTTTAGGAAGCCTTTCCGTTTTCACTCTTATATGGCTTTCCGTCCACATATTGCTTGTTATAGGTCGGCTGGTGCTTATAGAATATCTGGATGCTTTCATGCGCTTTCAGGGGCTTGCGGTTTGCGTTCAGAAAGTCGCTGCCGTTTTCCTTTACCCATATCAGCTCATACCGGTACAAGTCTTTCCAAGCGCTTACAAGGGCCGCTGTAAATGGCATATCGCTGTGCAGTGCTATAACGCCATTGCTTTTGATTATGCGCCTGTATTGCGCCCATAGCGGCTTTATCGGGATGATGACATCCCATTTATTGCGCGTTGTACCATAGGGAAGGTCGCATAAAATCATGTCTATACTGCCTTCTGGTATCCCCTTCAAGATGTCCATACAGTCTGCGCAGTATAGTTTCATGTGTCCTACATATAGCAAAAGTGCCAGCCGAACTTTCAAGTTCAACTGGCACTTGGCAATTAAGCACTTGGCACGCTATTTCTTATTGATATTATAGCATATTATGCGCTAATATGCAAGTTTTTTATTTGCCGGTGCTACCAAATCCTGCGTTGCCGCGTTCTCGCTCCGGTAGCTCGCTGCACGGGTAAAAGTCGAAAGGTTCCACCTTGATAAACACGATTTGGGAAATTTTATCCCCAGAATGGACTTTATAATCCGTTTTTCCGTGATTATAAAGCTTTACGCAGATGCTCCCGGTATATCCTGCATCGATCACACCTTCGCTTGTCAGATCATGCTTAACATTCAGGCCGGATTTGCTTTTCAGGAACCCCGCATAGCCCTGCGGAATGTCAATGTGTACTCCGGTATCAATTACAGCGCTCCCGTTCGCCGGAATCATCACATTAACAGGGCTTTTCAGGTCTGCACCTGCATCCCAGCCAAAATGTGCGTATTCCGGCATGTATGCGCCGTCATCCAGCACAACAGCAACCTGTTTGTACACAGTATTGCAGCTTTTGCAGCAGTTATTTTCCATTTGTTCCCTCCTTAATCAGCAATCCCAAGTGCAGCGAACGAGAAGCACGGTAAAATCATCCATGCCCAAATACCGCTTCCTGTGATGCGCACCATATAGGCGATGAATGCCAAAGTCGCAGTCAGTGCAAGCGCGTTGCCGATACTTTTCATATGTTCCTCCTTAAATTTTGTGTGCCAGAACCGCTTTTCCGTAAGTCGTGCCGTCTTTATCGGCAATCTTGAGAACGCCGTTAATACTTACTTTAGGCGGCTTTCTTTTGCTGTGTGCCGCCATCTGCGGGCTGCCATATCTTCCTTCTTTTCGACACGCTTCGCACTTCTTTTCGTTCTTTTTTCTGGTAAAAACCCTCCCGCACCATTCACATTTGACAAGCGATTGCTCATTGCGTCTTGCGTTTTGCAGTGCAACAGCAGCTTCATGATGCTTTTTCTTGCATTCCGGGCAAAGTCGGGCTTTTGCGCTCCCCTCGAATTCCTTTTTACATTCAGTGCAAATCTTAACCATTTACTCTCCCCCGTGCGTGTGCTCCATGTAAATTACCGGCTCTTGGTTATCTTCCGTAACTGCAGCTCTGCCGACAGATACGCCAATGGAATAGGCTCCTGCAATCAAAATTGTGACAATCGCGGTGCCAAGAATCGAAAGTAAAATGTTCATTTCTGCTCCCTCCAAAGCCCTGAAATCTGTTTGCAACACAGTGCAAACAGGTAGATCAGCAATGCGCCGATAAGCATCACTCCCGGTGCTGCAACGAAGATCAGAGCAAGGCATTTGATTGTGTAGATGCAGTTTGCGTCAAATACTGTCATTTGCCATCCTCCTTTAATCAACTAGCTGCTGTTTTGTCATGGGGTCACCTCCGGTGGGGTTGTAGAGCGGCAGTTCTGTCCATGCGAGCACTTTTGCGCAAGTTCCGTTCTTAGGCTCACCTCCCCAATGGCCATTGAAAAATTGTCCACGATCCATCGTGCGGTACATGCAGTTGTAGTTACCATAACGGAAGTATTCGTAGTAGCAAAGGTATTCTCCGTTTTCTTTAGGCGGGTCATTCTGTGCATCGTGCCAAATGGTCGCTTTAGACTCCTCGATAGCGTCCAGCTTTTCTAACGCATCGCGGATCACCTTTACGGCGCTCTGGTAGCAATCGCATTCGTGGCAGTGACCCTTGTCGAGATCCTGCACACAATCACTGCAAAAGCCGTATTTTATGGCGATGTTAAAGGCTCGTTCGTAGGTTTTGTTAGTCATTATATGTCGCCTCCCGGGGGTTCGGGGAGCGGCATCCAGTGGGTTACACAACCAAAGCCACTTGATAGCAGCTTTCACGCTGTCAAATTCTTCGATATATGCAAAGCCCGTGCTATTGTCGCAAGCTACCACGACAGCGCCACCTTCACAATTTTCCAAAGATAGATACAATCCTTCATAGGCAATATTCCAGATAACTTCGGCTTGCTTACTGTTAATCTCACCATAAAATTCATCAACAATAAGGGCAATAATAGCATCTGTGGCTTTATTGATAGCAAGGCTTCTCGCTTTCTGCTTTTCGGAAACTTCTTTCTGTATCTCAACGTTATGACTTTCGACCTGTTCGGCGTTCCAGCGCACACTTTTATCTTCGTCAAAAACATAACCTTTGGGAACTCTTTTAGCTGTGGGTTTGCATGAAATGGAAAACGCTCTATCAAGGTCATTCCACGCGGCATCCCAAGATTCAGGTTCTTTTTTCATCATCTTTCTATCTCCTTTAACCAAAATTCGCGGCGGCATTTTTCGCAGCCGTCCTCTTGACACCGACCCAAAAGTTTTTGATTTATATCGCATGGGTCTATATCAGGCATCCCGTCATCAGCAATCGTTGCAGCCGGAAACATTTTCAAAAACTCAGTCATTCGTGTCTTGATGGGGTTATCTTTAGCCCATTTCTCAACAACCGAGACAGCATTTTCTTCGTTGCCTTGCATTTTGTACGGAACTGTGTTGCTCAACTTAACTGGGCAAAATCTTTCTACTTTTGCCAGGCAGTTTTCACAATCATCCCCTGCCGATTTACACATTCTCATTGCTTCTTTGATATACGTTACAGCGTCCATCGTCTTACCGCCTTTCGATTTTCAGCTCATAGCCACCAATCTTTTCTGCATATTTGTTAATCGCGGTTCTATCACCGCGTATCCGCCTATAGGAATTTGCAATCTCGCTACGTAGTCGCAAAGAGTGCCTTTATATGCGTTGACAAAGCGCCTGTTATGTTCATTGTTGTCAAGTAATACAGTTTTGTCAAAGTCGGGAGGTTGTTCTACAGATGCCCCAGCCTTATATTTGCGCACCCGCACATATATCCGTTCAGGACTCGTCGTAATCGTAACAAAATATCCATTAACCCATTCTCCAATGCCCAAACCCATTTTATTCCTCCGCTTTTAATGAAAATTACCTCGGATTCCGCATTTTACGCAGCCCTGCGGCACCGGGGCAGTTGGCCCAGTGTGGGATATGCCCTAAAAAATTACCGCCGTCCGAAGCATTGGCTAAGACGCGTCCGCGCACCATCTGGCCGTCCTTGGTAATGATGGTATCCGGGCCGTCCGCATCTGGCTCGTAGGCCCGCATCATTGCGTCACATGGCATCTTTTTTCCGGCCACGGTGGCAATAAACACAATCGGCTTTCCGCAAGCCTTGCAGCTAAAAACCATCATTTCAGTTCCACCATCCTTGCGCCACAGTGCAGGCAATATTTGTACTTTGATGCTGCCCATCTGGATTCCCATGCACAGCGAGAGCAAGCTTCCCAGCTTCCGTCTGCACCTTCATCCGGTGCTTCAATCCATTCTTGACGGGGTGGTCTTTCGCCCATTGCTCGACTTTTGAAATCGTTTCTTCAATGCTTTTAGCCGAATCGTCTCCGAAATCATTCATGCACGTGCCGTTTTTCCAAATAGGACATTTTCCGCTGGTTCTATTTTTGCATAATCTGTTTGCCGTCTTGAAAAAATCAACTATATCCATAGTCTTACTCCTTACCAATCTGCGTTTATAACCACAAAATCGCCGTTTTCTGTAGCGCGATCGACAAGCCACCCAATGCTTACCCATTGGTACGGTCTGTATACTCTGACAAACTCTGCAAGGTCTTTCGCCTGTTCGGATGTGAGCGTCATATCCTTGCC